CATCGTGGCGGCCTGGGTGATCGCGGTTGCCGCGTCTATCTGGCCGACGCTGGCCGGCGCGCCACAGCTGCCGCTGGCCGGCCTGTCCGGCGTCCTGATTTGCCGGCTGCTGCCGGGTTACGTGCGCCTGGTGGAAAAGGCTACCGGGACCATCGGAGGCGAGAAGCCATGAGCGTGCTGATTCGATTCTTCAAGGCCCTCTGGGACCTGGTGGTCGGCTGGGCAGCTGAGGCGCTGGTCTGGCTGCGCAAGCCCGGCAGCGTGGTGAAGGTCTGCTGCGGGGTGCTGGCATTCGGTTGCCTGGTCGCGGGCCTGTCGGCCTACGAGAAAGAGCAGCAGATCAAGGACCTTAGCGCGCAGGTGGTAAAGGTGCGTGCCGATTGGAAGGCGGACACCGAGCGGCTGCAGGCCGACGTCGCCAGCCGTGATCAGCGCCTGGCCGAGATTGCCAACGCCCTGAGGAAGGAGGCCGAGAAGCTAGAAGCCCTCCGGGCCGAAAGCGCCGAGGCGCTGCGGTCACTGGCCGGCAAGGTCGAGGCGTCCGAGAGGGACGCCGCTACATGGCGGGGTCGGTACGAAGACCGGCCCGACACATGCAAGGCAGCGCTGGAGTTGCTCGACTCTGCCTGCCCGGCACTGAAGGGGTACTGACATGCGCATCCTTCTGATCTCTGCGGCGCTGATGCTGGGCGGATGCCAGTCGGCACCGCCCAAGCCCAACCCGCCGGCCCCGGACGTCATCGAGGTGCCGGTGGCCACCTATGTCCCCATCGACGCCGCGCTGACCAAACGCTGCAGTTGGGTACGCGCTGGAAAACCCTCGGCTGTGTTCGAGGTGAGCAACGGCCGGAAGCGATGCCTGGACCAGTACGAAGCCCAGTTCGATGCCATCGAGCAGGTGCAGGGCAAGCCAGCACCGGAGGGCTGACAAATGGCCGCGAAGAAGACGACCGCAGGTAAGGCGGCCGGCCTGACCCCTAAGCAGCAGCGGTTCGTCCAGGAATACCTGCAGGACCACAACGGCACCCAGGCGGCTATCCGCGCCGGGTACAGCGACAGAACAGCCAAGCAGCAGGGCTCACGGCTCCTGACCGAGCCGCGCATCCAGGCTGCGGTGCGCGCCGGACAGCAGAAAGTGGCCAAGAAAGCCGAGGTGACTGTCGACAGCCTGATGGCCGAGCTGGAGCAGGCCCGGAAGCTGGCACTGAAGGAGAAACAGGCCAGCGCGGCAGTCACCGCCACGATGGGCAAGGGGAAGCTGGCCGGCCTGCTGGTGGAGAAGCACAAGCACAGCGGTGCGATTGGCACCTACGACCTGAGCAAGCTTTCAGACCATGAACTCGACCGCCTTGAACAGATCCTCGGTCCGCTTGCCGACGCTGGCGGAGATCCGGGCGGAGCGGGCGAGGAGGGCGGCTGATCGAGAGCGCGCGCGAATCGCTGAGGATGTCGAAGGAATCCGGGCGCGATCGCACACGCTGGAGGGCTTCATCAAGGAGCACTGGCGGGTTCTGGAGCCAACCAGACCGCTGAAGTTCGGCTGGGCATTGCGGGCCATGTGCCGGCACCTGGAGGCGGTCACCGAAGGCCGCATCCAGTTCCTGCTGATGACCGTGCCGCCGGGCATGATGAAGTCGCTGCTGATGGTGTTCTGGACGGCGTGGGAATGGGGCCCGGTCGGGCGCCCGGACCTGCAGACGCTGGCCACCTCCTACAGCCAGCCGAACGTCCTTCGCGACAACCTGAAGCTGCGGCGCCTCATCGAGAGCGACCAGTTCCAGGCGGCCTGGCCGATGAAGCTTCGCGGCGACCAGAACGCCAAGGGTAAGTTCGAAAATACCGGGAACGGCTTCAGCGAGGCCCGACCCTTCAGCTCCATGACCGGTGGCCGCGGCGACCGGGTGAAGGTGGACGATCCGCACTCCACGGAAACTGCCGAGAGCGACGCCGAACGCAAGACTGCCGTCCGCATCTTCCGGGAGGGCATCACCGACCGCCTCAACGACATCACCTCGTCGGCCATGGTCATCATCATGCAACGCCTGCACCAGCAGGACGTTGCAGCGGTGGCGATGGAGCTGGACCTGGGCTTCGTGCACCTCAATCTGCCTATGGAGTTCGAGGCAGAGCGGGTCGACAAGGACGGAAAGAAGACCGGCGGCCCGTGCCGCACCTACATCGATGGTGAGCTCTTCTTCGAAGATCCACGCACCGAGGAGGGCGAACTGCTGTTCCCCGAGCGCTTCCCGCGCGCGGAGATCGAACGGCTGAAGCGGGCCAAAGGCAGCTACGCCTACGCTGGCCAGTACCAGCAGCGGCCGACGCCGCGTGATGGAGGGACGTTCCGCAGGGATTGGTTCGAGGTAGTGGAAGCTGCGCCGGCTATCTCGGCGGCGCGCAAGGTCCGGCGTTGGGATTTTGCCGCCACCGATCCGAAGGAGAAGACCAGCAGCGACCCCGATTACACGGTTGGCCTGCTGCTGGGTGAGATCGGCGGCACCTACTACGTGCTGGACGTGGCGCGTGACCAGGTTTCGCCCGCCGGCGTCGAACGGATGCTGAAGAACACCGCGCTGCAGGACGGCAAGTCGATCAAGGTCCGGATCCCGCAGGACCCTGGCGCCGCCGGCAAGAGCAACGCCGCGCATCAGATCAAGCTGCTGGCGGGCTGGGACGTGAAGGCGGCGCTGGAATCCGGATCCAAGGAGGTCCGGGCAACGCCGGTTGAGGCTCAGGCCGAGGCCGGGAACATCAAGCTGGTGAATGGCCCGTGGGTGGCTGCGTTCTTGGACGAGATCGCCGAGTTCCCCAACGCCAAGCACGACGACCAGGTGGACGCGCTCTCTGGCGCCTTCGCTGAGCTGGTCACCGGCAGCACCTACAACCTCGGGAACGCGCTCTGATGGGCAAGCTCGCACAAATCAAAGACGGGCTGGTCAACCTGGTTGCCAACCTGGGCACGCCGCGCGACAAGGCGGCCTCGACCTTCTACGCCCTGCCGACGTTGTCGGAGCAGGAGGCGGACAACGCCTACCGCGGCACCTGGCTGGCGCGGAAGGTGATCGACATCCCGGCGATGGACAGCTGCCGGAAATGGCGCGGCTGGAGCGCCGACCAGGAGCAGATCACCGCACTCGAGGCTGAGGAAAAGCGGCTGGGCCTGCAGCAGAAGGTGCTGAGGGCGATGATCCGGGCACGACTCACCGGCGGTGCCGCGCTCTATATCGGCACTGGCCAATCGGACCCGATGCTGCCGCTGAAGCCTGAATCCATTGGCAAAGGCGGCATTCTCCACATCAACGTTCTTTCGAAGCGCGTGCTGCAGGCCGGCGAGTTGGACCTCGACCCGGAATCCCAGGGCTATGGCCTGCCGGCGTTCTACACGCTGAGCAGCGGCACGGCCGGCCAAGTGCAGATCCATCCGTCGCGCCTGGTGATCCTGCACGGTTCGGAGAGGCCGGACCCTGAGCTGGGCATCGGCGACGGCTGGGGCGACTCGGTGCTGCTGGCCATCAGCAAGGCCATCAAGGACGCCGACGCCAGCGTAGCGAACATCGCCTCGCTGGTGTTCGAGGCGAAGGTCGACGTGGTCAAGATTCCGAACTTCATGTCGAGCCTGGCCGATCCGGAGTACGAACAGAAGGTTCTGCAGCGCATGACCCTCGCGGCGATGGCGAAGGGCATCAACGGAACGCTGCTGCTGGACGCGGAGGAGGAATACGAGCAGAAGCAAGCTCAGTTCGGGGGACTGGTCGACCTGCTGATGGGCTTCATGCAGCTCACTGCTGGCGCGTCGGACATCCCGATGACCCGCCTGCTGGGGCAGTCGCCTGGTGGCTTGAATGCCAGCGGCGAGAGCGACCTGCGGAACTACTACGACCGCATCAGCAGCAACCAGGAGCTGGTGCTGCAGCCGTCGCTGCAGATCCTCGATGAATGCCTGATCCGCTCCGCGCTGGGCAGCCGGCCGCCGGAGGTGTTCTACAACTGGCGCAGCCTGTGGCAGACCACCGACACGGAACGAGCAGCCATCGGCAAGAGCACCGCCGAGAGCATCAAGATCATCTCCGAGACGAAGCTGATCCCGGAAAACGTGCTGTCCACGGTAGCGGTGAACATGCTGACCGAGGCAGGCATCGCCCCGGGCCTGGAAGCCGAGATGCTGGAGTACGGCAAGTCGACGCCGCAAGAGGAAACAGGCGAGGACGACGAAGAGGAGATCGCAGCGGCAGTGCCGGTAAAGGATGCGCAGCCGCGGTCGCTGTACGTCAGCCGCAAGGTGGTGAACGCGGACGAGATCGCTGCCTGGGCGAAAGAGCAGGGCATCGGGGAGCTGCGGGACGACCTGCATGTGACCGTCGCCTACTCGCGGCAGGCCTTCGACTGGATCAAGGCCGGCAACGCCAACGAGTGGGGCGGCGACGGCAAGGATCAGCTGGTGATTCCCGAGGGTGGTCCGCGCGCGGTTGAGCCGCTGGGCGGCATGTCGGCGGTTCTGCTGTTCGCGTCGTCGCAGCTGTGCTGGCGCCACGAAAGCATCATCCGGGCGGGCGGTTCCCACGACTACCCGGACTACACGCCGCACATCAGCCTGACCAAGGCGTCCATCGACCTGTCGAAGGTCGAGCCGTACCGCGGCCGCATCGTGCTGGGCCCGGAAATCTTCGAAGAAGTACGCGAGGACTGAACCATGGAGATCTTCGACAGCCTGGCGCTTGACGCGTCCGGGCTCGCTTTCACGCGCGACGGTTTCCTGATCGGCGACGCCAAGGTCAGCCGCGCGGGCAACGTGCAGCAGTACCTGGGCCGCGAGCTGGGCCTGACCGGCGATGACGCCGGTCGGGTGTTCGGCGTCTACCGCGATCCGGCCACCGTGTTCGATGAGGACAGCATGCGCTCGCTGGTGGGCCGGCCTGTAACGCGTGGCCACCCGCCGAAGGGAGTCACCGCCGACAACTGGAAGGAACTGACGGTTGGGCAGGTGGGTGGCCGTGTGGTGCGTGACGGCGAACACGTGGGTGCCCCCATGGCGATCATGGACGCCGCATCCGCCAAAGAGGTCGCCGCCGGCGCGCGCTCGCTGTCCGCCGGCTACTCGGTGGAGATCGTCGCCGATGAAGGCGTGGCGCCTGACGGCACGCCGTACCAGTACCGGCAGGCCGGCCCGTTGCGCTTCAACCACGTGGCCTATCTCCCGGACAACAACCCGCGTGCCGGCAACACCCGCATGGGTGATTCGCAATGGGGACCGGCCCCGCTCACGCAGTACGAACTCGCGCTAGTCGACCGGGCGCGTGGTCAGCAGCACCAGCACGGCGACGACCACAATCCATCTACGAGGAACCACCCCATGAGCGACAAGACCATCTTGGTCGATGGGCTGTCCGTCGTCA